GCTACCGTCAGGGCGTCTCCGCCTTGCTGAACGGCGACCCGCAATAACAAGCCGCCCTACTCTACAGAAATTCAAAAAACAAAAGGCACAAAAATGTGCCTTTTTTATCATTTATTTTTCCTGTACTTACAACGCGATCACCATAAATCAATGAGTTATATGTGGTGTAAGCAGCTACAAGCCCTACAAAGATGCTTAGGTGTGGACACTATGTGGACACTCCAGCCCCGCTTTTCCCCTCAGTGGATTGAAGGAAATCGCGTCCTGCAGGAAGTCCGGAGCGAAGTGAGCATAGACCATTGTTTGGTTAATATTCGCGTGTCCGAGAATTCTTTGCAGGGTGATTATGTTCCCGCCGTTCATCATGAAATGTGTCGCAAACGTATGTCGCAGCACATGCAATGATTGCCCTTTCGGTAAGTCTGGCTTCACCGATTTCAATAGCAGCCGGAAGGTCAAATAATCGGCATCAGGAAAAAGTAATCCAGACTTCTGATTTTTGACTGCCTTAAATACCTCATCTGAGATCGGGACTGTTCTGGGTTTGCCGTTTTTGGTATTGAGAAAAGTCACTCTGTTATTAATGACGTTCTCAACTTTCAAACTGCTTATTTCTCCCCAGCGGCCTCCAGTGCTCAAGCTCAGGATCGCAATCCTCTTATTGTCCCCTTCCAAAACAGACAGCAACTTCTCAATTTCATCAGCAGACATAAAAGTCATGGATGATAGCTGCCCTTTTAGCAACGTAACTCCATGCAACGGATTTTCAGCGTGGAATAAACCGGCTTCGTTCAGGTAAGTAAACAGGCCACTCAGCAACATCAAATTGCGGTTTACCGTCGTTGCCTTAACGCCCTTCGCCAATCTTAAAGACTTAAATTTTGTAATAGCCAGGCTATCAATTTGGAAAGAACACGGGTCATCCATCAGGTTACAGATGAACTCCAGTTTGGCTTTGTCGAGCTTGCCGTGCTTCACGTTCTGCCCGTGATAGAGCCACCACAGTTCTATCAACTCGGATAAAGGCCGTTTGTCTGCCGGTTTAGATAGCCATTCTTTGTCGTGATAATTCACCGCTACATATTTTTCGTATGCGGCTGCTTCATGTTTCTTGTCGAATCTACGCCGGAAGCGCTTTCCGTTGCGCCCCTGCGGTCTGATGTCCACTTCATAACGACCATCATCGAGCTTCTTAATCGACATATTGAAGCCCTCCGGAATCGTGGGTACTGCAAAGACTCAGTGAATCTATAAAACGTAAAAAATCGAAATGTAGCGTTAACCAGTCTTTTTGTCGGAGTGGGACGACGTTGTTTCGCCCTGCCCAAAGTGTGCGAGAACCGGCGCGATCTGTCCGGCTTCTGGTGCAATTTGATCAGTCATGAACCACATTGTGTATTTTTTAAACGAATCAAAACTCAACAGTTTTTTCGCCGCAACCAAAGATATTTCTTTCGTTCCATTTTCATAAGCCGAAAGCGAGCTATATGGAACTCCCGTTAAGTCACTCAATTGCTTACGGTTTAACCTCTCAGATTCTCTCATGAGCTTAATCTTTTCAGCATTGTCTATTGACATGAATATCCTCACAGATAACAATTATACGAACAGAGCAATTAAATACCCAATGGAAGCATCTATAAGCCTCTACAAGCACTTAGTAATACCATGAGAGAGATTATCAAATGAGTAAACAAATCGTAAGTGTGTCGGACGTTCTGACTTATACGGAATTTGCCAAATCAATCGGTAAAACTCCGGCAGCAGTTAAGTCGATGATTGAAGCAGGCAAACTCCCAGTTATCGAAATGCGCAATCCAGAAAATCCTGCAGCACGTGCGGAAACTTGGGTTTACCTCCCTGCATGGAACGCAGGTATGAAATTAGCTTTTGAAAAGCGCCCAAAAGAGATCCGCGATGGCTGGTTGATGTGGTTGGGCTTAGGCGAACCGCATTGAGGAAACGGAAATGATTATCTCTATTGCACCATTGCTGAAAAGACAAAGTCCGTCCCGCAGTTTTGGACACGGCTGGATTGAATTACCAGGTGGTAAACGCTGGAATCCAGCTAAACCGCAAATGTGTTCAACCGTTTCGAGCCGGAAGCCCTTCTACAAACGCTTCTTTTGTTGAGGTGTCTATGCAATCGCAAACATTGAGCTATTCGGAAAGTATCCCGAAGGAAAAAAGAGAGGCCTGTTTTCAGCATATTATCGGGATCCGAAAAATGCTGACCAGCCAGAAAAATATTGCGCAGGAAACGTTTGATGAAAGTACGCCGACCATGCGCAAATTGATCTGCTTTCATGCTGGGTTGAAGAGTCGCCATATTAATATGCGTTTCTTTGAATTGGCACACAGTGAAAGAATAAAGGTCATTGAAGCACTTAACTCACTCATTGAGTTTGGCAAGGCGCTTCCGGCCTTTATTAGTGAAACCGACTCAGTTCTCAACATAGAACATTAATACATCTGAAATTTAATTGGCGTTCAACCCGCCGGGCATTCTTTTGCCTAAAAACAGGATTGGATAATGGAAGAAATGATAAATGAAGCTCGTTCTGATGAACGTTTAAATCGTGCAGCCGTATTCGCTGCACGTCTTGAGGCTATCGCATGTTTCATCGTCAAGCAGGCAATGACCGGCACTGAAGCCGCCGAAGCTTTACGCGTTGAGGCTACCCGCATCCAAAACGAAGCGGGAGAATTTCATTAATGGCTGATGTTATTGACGCTGCCCAAGAACGAGCGGACCTGATCTTAGAGTCACAAATTCAAGCTGCCCGCATAAGCACTACGGGCGTTTCCGCCATGTATTGCCTCGACTGTGACCGCCCTATTCCTGAAGAACGCCGCTCAGCTCTGCCTGGCGTTGAGCTATGTATCTATTGCAAGGAAATCAGTGAGCTAAACGCTAAGCATTATCGAGACAGTAAATGATTTTGTTCTCGATGGCATTGCTCATTCTGGCTGGCATCAATGCTGGCTATCTGATCATTGATATCAAAGACGGTTTGTAATGCAGAACAATCGCTTTACTTCTCAGACTGAAACGCCCGATGTTTGGGCGTTCCCCTGGAATAAACCCCTAGCCCCAATTGTCCCCCAAGAAAGGCCGAGACCGCTTACCCGTGATGAATACGATCAGGGGCAAGCTGTTTTAATCAAAGTAAAAAACCTCTCTAAAGACCTGCAAGAAATTTTCACTGGCCGCCATAAGTACCTGCTCAAAACTCAGGGCATTCACGCAGCCAATAAATATCTGGTTTATACCCTTGGCCGCAGCATCCTGCCGCGTGTAGATGCAGTTAATAAAGCCCATGCAATGAATATCAATGCCACCATGAAATTCATCTCAGAGGCCGATGTTTATCACCAGTTACCAGGCATGAGCGACAAACCGCTACGTCGTTTCACACAGAATATTGCAGGACAATTGAAGGCCATTTATGAAGACCGTTGCGATCAGCTTTTGGCTGAACATGGTGGAGATTACGCGGTACTTCTTCAGTCTGATACGCAGTGCGCTCTGTATCGTGATATTGCAGGAATGTCTCGTGCCTTCAACGTCAGCCCTATGTATTGGACAAAATTCACTAAAGGCAAGCTTGATGCAACGTCTGCCATCGCTAGCATATCTCGGCTGGTAAATCCCGATTGGTGGTTAAGTCAGTTGAAAGGCCAGCGTACCCGCTGGCGTGAGTCCTTGCTGATCGCCATCGGTAAGGTTAACCGTGACGCGTCGCCCTATGCCAGTAAGCAGGCTATCCGTGAAGTTCGTTCCCGCCGACTGTCGAATCTGGACTATCTAAAAAGCCGTGACCTGGAGAATGTCGAAACCGGCGAGCGTATCAGTTTGATCGATAAGGTCATGGCGAGTATTTCAAACCCTGAAATCCGCCGCATGGAGCTGATGAGCACTATCGCCGGCACCGAAAAATATGCTGCCGCGAATGGTGACGTCGGGATGTTTCTGACCATCACCACCCCTTCTAAATTTCACCCGACCCGCATGGTTGGTAAAGGTGATAACAAGCGCGTTCAGCGAAATCATGCCTGGGACAAAGAGGCCTACACGCCGAAAGATGCACAGCGTTATCTTTGTGGGATCTGGAGCAAAATGCGCACCGCGTTTAAAGACAGTGGCCTATCAGTTTATGGGATGCGCGTAGTTGAGCCTCACCACGACGCGACTCCGCACTGGCACATGATGTTATTCACCAAGCCTGCCATGCGTAAGTCGGTGATCGATATCATGCGCAAATACGCCTTGAAAGAAGACGGTGACGAGCGCGGCGCAGCAAAGAACCGCTTTGACTGTAAGCACCTGAACCGAGGCGGTGCTGCTGGCTACATCGCTAAATACATCGCGAAGAATATCGACGGTTACGCAC